AACCATCTATGACATGCCATCAACATCAACTGCCCCCCCACCCGCAGCTAAATACCAACCCGATCCTCCAACCATGGAAGAGCTTCGTGAGAAGTTCAACAAAAGTAGGAGAGAATTCGAAGAGAGTATGGGTTGTTTGATGACATGTGATCGATGTGAAGAATTTACTTGCATATCTGAGTGTGCAATGGAATTTACCGAACTCGTCCAACTTAACACCTCGTGGGCTGAATACCTTGATATGCTTATTCAATCAAAGCGTACCATGGGAGGATCCCCTATCTGCATAAGATGCAGCGGCATTCTTTTCGAAGAAAGGCGTAATGCTACCATAATAACATATGAGAGCTTGCTTACTAAATTGAAAACAAGAGTCGCTGATTTTATGACTAAACATCCAACGATAGTCAAAGTTATCGCTATTACTGGCGCTGTTGCGAGTGCCTTTGCTGTGTATAAGCTTTGGGCGACTTTTTCTGACGAAGAAGAATTTGATCAGGAAGAAGTCGAACAAGAACGAATCTATAAGGTTCCAAACTATGGACAAAAACACAAAGTCCAAGAACATGGTAAGGAATATTATAGAGGTGAAACGAAAAGAGCTGCTAGAAAGCCTGCTGCACGAGTATTAGTAACTGAACGAGGTTGTGATCCGAATGCTGAACAGATAATGGATAATCGAATTATGCCATCTATGGTTCGATTTGAAAGAGTTGTTGAGTTAGACGGTGATTTGCATCGAGTGTACCATCAGAATGCATTTCAGATTGTTGGCAAACTGTTCTTAGTGAATGCCCATGCCTTGATGAAATTCGAGGAAGGGGACTTTGTTAGAATAAGAGCTCGTTCTGGAGTGGAATATGTGATTGCTTTTCGTGCTGAAGATTGTGCCTACTCAAAAGAAGGCGATATAGCGATATATAATGCTGGCCCCAGCGTACCATCTGCAAAGGACAGCACCGGTCTAGTCTGCCTGGAAAAAGACTTATCTTATCTGAATAATTTCTCTTCGAACACCGTCCAACTTGATACAGAGCTGCGAAATTACTATTATTACGCTGATCTTAAAGCACACGACGTTACTAAATCAGTTCCTTATTTAGATAAATCAAAAATCATCCTGCGAAAAGCCTGGACTGCACGAGTGAGTGTGGAGAAAGGTGAATGCGGAGGTATTAGTGTAGCCTTAGTGCCACAATGTCCTAGAAAAATCGTAGGAATAGTGAGTGCTACTTTTAACAATCGACCACAAGGATTGTTTCAAATTGTAACACAAGAGCTATTACAACCCCTACTAGATAAATTCCCACAACAAATTGTTGATGAGGGCTTAGCCGCCAAATCGGAACTACTTAAAATAACACAAGTAGAAGTTCGAGAAAGCGGTTTAGAACTTGGAAACATTGAAGTTTTGGAGAATTATAAAATAAAGAACGCAACTAATGCGCGGGGTACTAGAATTCGAAAATCACCACTTTTCGATCTTTTCCCACATCAAACGGAACCCGCTGTATTACATGCAAAAGACCCTAGGATGGAAACACCTTTGGACCCACTAATAACCGGGGTTCGAAAATATGGATCATACCACAAACCACTACCACCACGACAGTTGCAAATGGCATATGATTCACTTGAGCAGGAGATGCTCATGTTCGAACCTTTAAGGCCGAAAGTTGGTGCACTCTCGGTAGAAGACGCTATAAATGGTCTTCCAATTATGCACTACGACAGAATAGATATGAAATCTTCCCCAGGGGTTCCATATGTATACTCTCGTCCACCCAACGAAAGCGGAAAGGCCTACCTTTTTGATATTGATGAAGACGGGCATGCTGAAATAAAGAGCAAACTTCTTGCTAATGAGATCGAAGCACGTCTGAAATATTATAAAGTAGGTAAGCGCTATCCTTCAGTGTGGACCAATTGTTTAAAAGACGAAAGGCGCAGTCTTGAAAAGATTCGTACTGGCAATACGAGAACTTTCATGATGGCTCCCGTCGATTTTACGATTGTATGTAGAATGTATTTTCTCGATCTTTGTGCCTCTATCATCAATAATCGAGTACATTCTTTCCATGCCGTTGGTATAAATGCAGATAGTAGTGAATGGACTCTCCTCTTCATGACTCTGCAGCGCATTTCCGAATACGGATTTGATGGAGATTATAAAAACTGGGACGGCTTTTTGTTTGCCATCGTTATGAATTACTTCGGTGATGTAGCTAACGCATGGTACAACGATGGTCCGGAAGCTGCTTTGGTAAGAAGGGCTATTCTAGATGAAACCATCCATACTTACTCAGTGATTAAAGGATTCATAATTCGCAAGAATCATGGAGCACCTTCGGGTGTACCTTTTACTGCCATCATCAACTCCTTTGGCAACTCACTGATTATACGGACTGGTTATCTATGTATAGCATTAGATGCCAAGCGGCTA